TAGGATCGGACTCTTGCTTGTTACTTGTCTCGCCACCACCACGGAGTCCCGCGGAAGCTGCTACCGTACGAATGCCTGCCTTACTACGGAGAATCTCCGGAGTCCAATCACCTTTTTCTAAGCCATCATTATAGGCTTTAGTAAAGTTATCGTACCCCTCAGTTCCCTGAGTAGGTTTAACATCCATCTCGGCTAAAGTATCAATGAATTGGTTTCGAGCCTCTGCTTTACGTTCGAGCTGCTGATTGTTTTTACTAATCAACTCCTCTACGTCTCCACGTGAATAGAACTCGCCGGAGTCAAGCTTCTTGTCTAAGGAGCTTTCCCACGTTTTCCGAGCATCTGTTACACGCTTGTCTGCAGCGCTTTCAACCTTCTTCGCAACTAGATCAGCTAGTCGATCAAAAGTATCTTCATCAAGGGTCTTGCCTTTTAAATTGTCTAAAGAGCTTATGGCGTCTACGTCCTTGTCGACCGTGGTATCTAGGTCTTGAATTATCGCATCGTCATTATTATCTGCATCAGTCATTTCTAATCTTCCTGTGTTGGATTGTTATGGAAGGCTACCCGTAAGCTCCTTCCGAACGCTAGAGATATAGCGGTTGTGAGGCTCCAGACTAACACCTACCCGTAAGCTGCCCTAGTCCGGCTACCTGCTAGTGCTTCTCTAGAGATAAGAGTAGGCCTTAACAGATACTGGCATTATACAGACTCTTTCAGGAATAGGGGCAATAATTTCGGATTTTCTTTTAAAAATACAAATATTAACTGGCTGACTAGATATACGTTCTGATGCGTCAGCCTGAGGTGACAGAACTCGTCTATCACGTGTATCACCTCATGTAGTAGGGTCACGAGCTGCTGATCGGTCGTACCTGTAGAATCTACCCGGATAGTGAGGTTAGGACCGTCCCAGTCCCCGTACACCTCATCCTTCTCTAGTATCTCCTCATTCACGACCTTGATCTTCATACCTAAGATATCAAGCTCTTCAGGAAGGAGGCTCATCGTTTGCTGCGCTTGTGCTTCAGCTTGCTTGCAACCTTGTGGTGGAGAGCAGCGTAGTTCTGATCTTGTGTAGTCTTGTACCCTGCTGTATCCATACTCAACCCATTCCGGTCATAAGCCTCCATCATCTGCTTCTCAGATGTAACCACATAATCCGGGTTAGTTGGATTGAGCTGGTAAATCTTCTTACCATCACACCAAGTGTTCTTAGCCTTCGCATGTGTTTCATGCACCCTAGGAGGAACAGGTCGTATATCAGAAGAGTCACAAGAGCATCCCTCTTTGATAGCTGCAGACCAACCCGCAGCCTCTAGGAGATGCCCACAGTTAGAGCATTTATAGAGAGTGCGGGGGATCATACTAGACCACCTCCTCCTCCGAGCAACGGAGTTTTATCTATTGGGAACAGGGAACCGCCAGCGCCTCCAGGGCCCATGGCACCTGACTCCATCATAGCACCTACGTCTGCACTAGGTTGCCCCTCTGGACCAAAACCTGGAACCATCGACTGGCCCCCTGCTTGCTGCATTCCTTGTTGAGCCTTAGCTAAGAAATCCTGATGCTTAAGAATCGCATCTCGTAAAGCAGCTACAGGCACACTCATTGCATTTCCTGAACCGATTGCTCGATCAAGTATTGCAGTGTAATAGCCGATATGTAAGTTATGATCATCAGTTTCCTGTACCAACAACTCGCCCCCATTTTCAAGGAGATCAACATATCTATCCTCTGGACCTTCTTCGATAACTGGAGCATCGAGGTAAGCATCCACATTCTCTATCCCCATTAACTTCGCCACTCTACGTAACGACTCTCGTATGATCCTCGGCATAGAGCCTTGGAACTGTAGGAAGGCATTACTAAAGATAGTAACCCAACTCAAGAGCTGGTCTGCCTCGTTCTGCTTACTCATGTGTCCTAACTCTACAGGGTCTACACGGAACTGGAAGTCAGCCATCTGTGCGCTAGGGACAAGGATTTCATTTACTACTCCATTGTCCGACACTACCTTAACCGACTTACCGAAGAGATTGCGCTGATTGTGGTGAATAACCTCAGCCACGTCCTGCCATACTCGAGACATCACCTTCAGGCGATCCTCGTTGCGTTGGTTACTAGAGGCCGCGAGTGCTCCTGCTTCCGTAGCTGACTTACGTGGATTCTCTGCGCGCCCCATACTCGTCGCCGTCACACCTGTGATTTCGTCGAGCATACTCATGTAGACACCGAATGCCTGCATCAGCTCAGGGATGTGGTTAGACTTCTCCATCGGACGCATCTTCTGTGCAACTCCGTTCTCATCTGTAGCAATTGGGATATAGAGAGTAGCAGATGGAACAGCCTCGTTGACTGCGTCGATATGCTCTGGCTCGATACTGTCATCGTACAGGATGACGTTGTTAACCGTCATTGCCTCACGCCCGATCTGAATCAACGTGTTCACGATTCCCCGTAGCGGAGGTAACCAACTGACGACCTCAGCAGGAGGTACGTCTTCGTTAGTAGCAGGCTCGAGGAAGTTGCCTATAATGATAGGGCAGACCGGAGCCACCTTCGTGCCACAGTAGACACCTAGTGTGATAGCCTCCTTCTGATCCGGCTCGTAGGCATCGTCTAGTCTACGAACCCAGCAGCTATAAGGACAAGACTGGTTTTTCTTTACCTCCTCTGTGAGCTTTCTGTGGCTGCCTAGGAAGTTCTCGTGGTAGACCTCAATGACTTCTACTATGTCGTAGTCCTCAGGCTGGTCTTCCTTGTGTAGTTGGTTGTACTCCATCTCAGTCCAGAAGCGATCCCGCATAGACTTAGGTAAGTCACCAATCTGAGTACGGTACCTGTGGTATCTGAAGCGACGATAGAAAGGTTCCCAACCGCAGTCGCGTCCTTCAATGGTCTCTACTCTAATTTTTTTGTAGGCCGGTAGTCCTTTATCGTAGTCGAACCAGACACGAATTGCAGCGTAAGGGTTGAATAGAGCAGACTGAACAAACTTGCGCATGCACTGCTCCATATCTGCGTGCTGCATTAGGAAGTCGTACAACTTATTCTGCGCCTCTGCATACTTCGCTGCCCCGATGTTCCGAGGTTTACAGTGGATAGTTGGAACACCTGGATTGAGAGCCGTAATGATTTGACGTGCGCGAGTCTGTAAGAGGTTCGCCATCGTCTGAGGGGCCCGCCAATCTGTGGAGGTTGAAGTGTGGTCTACCCATTGTTTGAAGTTCATCCCTTGGTCTGGGATAAAAGTCTCCATGGAAGACGTGTGATCGCGGCCTGCGTAGATATCTGAGATCAGATTCTCGACAGCTTCGATTGGTTTACGACAAGCATGTACTGCTAGAAGGAGCCGTTCCTCTAGCTTTTTGATTGCTTTATCGTTTAGATTATAGTGTCCTTTCTGCATAGTGTTGGCATTATACACTAGAACCCTGTTCCATGCCAGCTATTTCCCGTAACTTTTCTCTTAGTCCGTGGACTCGTGTGTGGGTTAGGGACAGTGGTTGGTAAACCCGGGAGGGCTCCCCGTCGTTCTAGCATACTAGATAGTAGTGCGATAGAGGTGAGCATGTCATCGTAGTCAACCTTAGGGTAGGAGATGAGCTGGTTATCGAACTCGTACTTGCCAGGGAAGCCATTCTTAGGGAAGACGATGAACCCCCTGTTGATCGCAGCCTGTATACCCTGGATCCGCATGAACTTACCGTCCTTGCTACTCATCCCCTTCGGCTTCTGCATCCTGATGTTGATCCCGCCTAGCCTACCCCGCTCTGCCAGCCACGGAGCAATAGCCGCCTGCTGAGCTGCCTTCTCGATCCAGATAGACTTCATGTTAGGGTGCAGCTTGACCGACTCCTCCTCAATCCACTTAACCGCCGCCTCCAGTCCTTCAGCAATCTCGTGAGCTCTGGTGACCACGAAGATATTACGTGCCTTGTCAATAGGCTTCCCCGTTGAGTCCTCTTTTATTCCGAGCTGCTGAGCAGGGATAGGTCGCACGAAGATGAAGCCGTTTCGGCTGCCGTGCTCGCCTGTCATCCGCCCTACTGGGTCGAAGAGCATGATCTCTGGGTAACGAGAGTACGTCTTCTCGATCTCAGCGAGGTCTATGTCAAGTACCGCACTAGCAAGCATGTCCTTAGTGAACAGCGGCTGATCGTCAGGGATCGGCTCGTTGAGATACTGAGCTGCGAAGAATGAAGGCGACACGTCGTCCTCGATAGCTAGGATCTCTTCGCCTGTTAGGAAGCTCGGACAGAGAGCCGTAGGATCCCCGTTCTCGTCCTCCGGTCCGTCCCAGCAGCCAAAGCGAAACTGATGCCACTCTGGTCGTTCACGGAGAACCGCGCTGACATCCTCGTTAGCCCAGCAAGTTCCGATGTGACAGATGGGGGAGGTAGGGTCATACATGAGGGGGACCATCTGGTTGATGAACTCGATCACCTTCTGTCGCTCGCCGTAGGTCTTGGAGTTCTGCTCGGTAGAGGGGTCGTCCACGATGGCAAGGGTAGGGTGGTTGCCGGCGAGGGAGCTGCCGACTGAGCCCGCGAACATACTAGGCTCGCGACCCATACCAGCTGAGCGCCCGGCTATGTTGAAGGAGTGGCATGGCCCACCCGCATGAGCCTTACTCGCCATCCCGCCTCCAGCAGATCGCACCTCCAGGTGAGGGAAGATGTCGGTGACGTCAACGTATACGCCAGGGAAAAGCTGAAGCTGCCCCATAAACCGAGACCTGACTTCCCCAATCAGTTTCTCAGCTAGGTCCATCGTCGCACTAGCAACTAGGATCCTCTCCTCTGGGTTTCGTAGTAATTTCCAAGAGGTGTATACGACAGACAGCAGCGTGGACTTGGCATGACCCCGAGGACAGAGAGTGCTCGACTTCGTGTACTTCATTGCATGGGCCAGCATCTTCCGGTGGAAGTCGGTGAAGTTCTTCCGGCCTTCCCTCGTCCCGTCGTAGCCCAGCGCCTTGCCCCACTCGATAGGATCGTTGAGGAGTGCCAAGACCCGTGCCTTAAGCATCTCCCCAGTGACGTTTAGTCCCCTGATGTCCGCAGATCCCCGAGCCCCGCCTGCCGATGAAGCAGCGGTGTCGAGTTTCCGCACCCTATTCTCCCAGCGGTTCTTATTGCCCCCGCCTTGTTGGGAAGTAAACATGTCGTTGTCGCGCATATAACTGACAGTATAACAACTCAAA